TATATACTTACCAACCTTTATTCCTGCATTGCCTGTATCCTTTGTGCTATCAATTATAAAAACTCTGTCTTCAGCCAATGAATCAACCTCATACCATCTATCAGTTTCACTTAAAAAGTCAGAGTTAGGTGGAATTGTTCCAATTTGTCCATTTTTTAATAAAGCACTTGTTATACCTAAAACATTTTTATCAGGCAAAAACAATTCAAAAAATGGTCTTACATCAGAAGGTGTTATAACACGTTTGAATACTTTTGTTGTACCATTAATAACTGGTTCTCTTTTTGTTAAGGTATAATTTATAATAATATTATTTAACTTATTTGGTATTACTGTTCTATTCTTATTACCTTGTGTATCATAATCAGATGAAAAATCAATATCATTTAATGCCTCAAATATTATCCCATTTCCAATAACTTGAGCCCCTCTCTGCAATAATCCTGCATATCTAATGTCTGGCTTATCTCCATATACCGGAACAGTTATTGAAAAATCACATAATGTAACAGAAGGTCTTTGCCCAGGTATCTTTAAACCATAAGTCTTTGCTATATTATATATAGATGATTTTTGTTGTGCATATTGTAAAACTGTTTCTTGTAAACTTCTATCAATATGATAATGCAAATTGTCAGCAACTGCTGCATTTAAGTCCAAAAAAACAGAAAATATGGACGCATCATTAAAATCATTGATTAAATCAGGATAATATGTTTTAACATAATTTATTAGTTCGCTCCTAATTCCTTGGAAATCCCTAACACCATAAGATATTTTCTTGTCTGCCATATTATATATTTATAATTACAAAATCACTACCAGCAAAACTGCTATTTGTTGTTGTATATTCTATTTTTATTTTTGCTGTATTCTCATAAGTTCCTTTACCTGGGGATCTATAAATCTTATCCACAGAACTAGAACCCATTTCACCTACATTTAATTTGCTTGTTTGAACCTCATCACTTTGCAAAATTGGCTCAATTGTTATTTTGTTCAAAACTAAATTAGGTATATATTTGTTAACAGCACTCCTAATATCATCTTCAATAATATCAAAAGAAACAATATCCAAAGGTTCAAATAAAAATTCATAAAGCCTTGTCCCAAAATCTGGTAAATAATATCTACTACCTTTTCTTGTTAATAACAAATGCAATAAAGATGCTCTTACCTCCTCTGTTACATATTCTGTCATCTTTAACCCATCACCTTTTGGTGAAGTGTCAAAAGGAAAATCAACACCATATGTAAAACCTTCAGCCATTATAATTCATTTAAATATAAATATATCTCTTTTATAAATTTGTAAACTATTTTACTTTATTGTATATTTATATAAAAAAAAAATATGAAAACTATAAAATTATCAGAAGCTAATTTAACTAAATTAATTGCAAGAATTGTTGAAGAAAAAGGAAGTGAAGGTCACTTTATGGACTACCATAAAGAAGGTAAAGCAAAAACTGGCAAAAAAGCACTATCTATGATTAAAAAAATCACAGATAAACTTTCAACAATGAAAGATAAATTTGATAATAGTAATTTTGCATTTAGTGAAGCTGATGTAACAAAACTTGAACGTATTTATGATACATTGAGTGGAAAATAAGTTTAAATCAATCCTATTATTAAAAACCCCCAAATCTAATTTAATAGAATATTGGGGGTTTTTTATTTATCTATGCCTCACAACTAACACACTCATTTATATTCCTTGCAAATGATTGTGCTGAACTTTGACTAAACTGATAATACAAGGTCTTAACCCCCTCCTCATGTGCATACAAATATAATTGATTTATATCTTTTGCTGGAACTGATGGATGTATCATCAAATTAAGTGATTGTGATTGGTCAATATATTTCTGCCTCTGTGCTGCTTGTAATATAAGTTCTTTTGGTGATATCTCAATGAATGATTTGAAAACCTCTTTGGTTGGGAAATCCAAGTGCTGCACTGATCCATCCTTCTTCAAAATGCTCTCCCATACTTCTGGTGTGTTCAATCCATATTTATCCAACTCAATTTCCAAAAAAGGATTCTTATAAATTGTTTTTGATTTTGCTAAATCTTTAATAAAATAATTTGATTTTATTGGCTCAATACCCATACTAACTTGACCATGAATAAATGAACTTGATTTAGTTGGTGCTATGGCTATTAAGGTGGTATTTGCATAACCATTTCTTAATGATTTATAACCCTTTTCCTCAAATAAATATCTTGATGCCTCCTCTGACTTTTCTTTAAGTATTTTGAAAATCTGATTATTTAACTGTTTTGCCATCAAAGATTCAAATGGAACTAATTTTGATTGGAATAAAGAATGATAACCCATAACCCCCAATCCAATTGCCCTATGTTGTGATGCAAATCTATTTGCTCTCTTCATCCCTGCCATCTTGCCAGATTTAAGAATGAACTCATCCATAACTGCATTCAAAAACATAACATAAATCTCAATAGCATCACTATCTTTAATCTCATCCCAGTGAACTAAATTCAATGACCCCAAACAACAAACAAAAGAATTTAATGAATCTGTTGGCAATTGAATTTCTGAACAAAGGTTACTTGCAGTTATCTCCATACCCAACTCTTTGTAGGGTGTATTGTTGTTTGAATTATCCTTGAACATAATATACGGAAACCCAAACTCATTACGCCTTTGAATTATTTTTGCCCATATCTTCCTCTTGGTTGGGTCTCCCCCCTTCATATCGTTAATCCAATTATCTGTGACTGTAATTCCATATTGTAAATTCTGGATAGGATTGCCTTCTGTCCCAATATCCAAAAACTCCATTATATCATCATGTTCAACCGGTAGCCAAACTGCACATGCACCCCTTCTTGCCTCTGATTGCTTACAAACATCAACAACCGTATCATATACCCTTGCATAATGAACTGGGCCATCTGCTGTACCCCCTGTTGATATCTTGCTACCCCTGGCTCTAATATTGCCCAAATATGCACTTGTACCACCACCATATTTTGACATCATTCCAATCTCTCTTCCAGCATTCAAAATACTATCCAACGTATCATCAATATTGGATCCATAGCACGAGATTGGTAATCCCTTCTCCTTGCCAAAATTAATCCAGACTGGTGTTGATAGGCTATAAAAACCCCTTGCCATATAATCCTCAAACTTATTAGCAAACCCATCAATTTTTAAATATCCTTCTGCTTTATTTGCTATATCATTAATCCTTTGCTCGGGGGTTTCATTTATATACCCCCTTGATAAGAAAAGCCTACTCTCATCATTTAGCCAATAATATTTTTCTTTATTCATTTTATTTGTTTTTTAAAATAAGTCATCCTCTGTTATACTCTTGCTCTTTTTATTGTAATCTATCTGCTTCTTGTAAAAGAAATCCCCCTCCTTTGTTGATAAAATCTCCACATCAAACCATAATGTCTTCTCAATCTCTGTAAAATCAACCTCAAATACTGGCTTCATTCCAATTCTATTTAATGAATTGTTAAATCTATTCTGAATGAAATGTTTAATTGTATCTTTTGATAGGAAACTTAATTCACCATTCTCAAATATCCAATCCAATATTCCACATTCAGCAGCATATGCTTTATTACAAGCTGACACAATCAATGCTTCAAATTCTTCATCAAACCATTCTGGATTTTCTTCCTTGATGATATTGATAAGTTCTGATCCAAAATTACCGTGGATTTCTTCCTCCTTTGAGGTGGCCTCAACAACATTTGAAATACCTTTGAATAGATTTTTCTCCTTGTTGAAGGACATCATAATCAAGAACTGACTAAACAAACTTACATGTTCAATAAACAAGGAAAATAATAATACAGACTTTGTGTACATTTTATTCTCTTTACTCCTAGTCCCATCCAAATATTTTGTTAAGTAATTGATTCTGTTCTTTATGGCAGGGATTTCAATAACAGTCTGGAACTCATCCTCCAATCCAAGAATCCTTAATAGTTGAGCATAAGCATCCTTATGTCTTACTTCGCTCTCAGCAAATGTCATACCAACATCACCAATTTCAGTTATTGGCATCCTCTTATACAAGTCAGCCCAGAATGTTTTTACATTTACCTCAATTTGAGCAATAGCCAACATTGACCTTTTAATCACTTCTCTCTCCTCATTTGATATCTTTGTCTTATAATCATCAATATCAGTTGTGAAATTGAACTCAGAATGTATCCAGTATGAGTGTCTTATAGCATCCTTATATGCCAATAAGGATGGATATTCATAGGGTAAAATATTCACCCTTTTTTCAAAAATATTCTTTTTCATTTTTCTATTATTAGGTTAAGATAAATATAAAAACAAAAAATAAAAGTATCACTTTTTGAATGTAAAATATCTCTATCATAAAAAATTATCATTCTTCTTAGCCAACAATTCCTTGATTCTATCTTTCTTACGCTCAACTTGTTGTTCCTCAAATCCCAAGAAAGTTGATGTTGTATCAGTATCAATTTCAAGCATCTCATTATCAAACTTACAATTCTCAAACACAATACCATCTTTACCAATCCTTGACTTGGTTATTGCAACTGTTGCCAAATTCATCTCCTTTTGTTGTAAACTCTTAGCAATACTAATAATGACATGCCCAACCTGGGCTTTCTTTATTGACCCCCCCATCTGGTCATTTGTTACCACATTAGAAGAAATTGATGCTCTATTACCTTGTGTACCTAACCACCCAGCAATATTCAACTCATGACACATAGCCTCAAAGTGTCTAATAACTGATCCTTCATTCTTCCACTCATCATTACCTTGCCTATCTGGTACAACACAATCAATATAATCCAAAACAACCAAATCAAGTTTAATACCATCAGCAATAACTTTTCTAATTTGATTCTTTATTTGATTCATTGTTAAAGTATCTGATGGCAATTTCTTTAGAATCAACTTATTTGTGTGACTCTCCTTAATCTTATTAACAGTATCATAAACAATATCCTTATGATTTGGTAGTTCATCTGGGGATATTTTTGTCCAAAGGGTAATGTGTTTCCTCTGTATAATCTTTGGATTATCCTCAAAAAATATGTGCAGAACATTATAATTATTGTTGAATGCTGTATTTGCAACCAAGGTCAATAGAGTTGATTTACCAATGCCTGGACCAGCAAATATAATACCAACCTCACCTTTGGCTAAACCCCCCTTTAAGAGAACGTCTATGCCCTTCACGCCCATTGGTATGGGGTGTCTATAATCCTCATCAAGCACATCAACCAAATCAGTAAAGACTTCAAATCCATTTGTTTCCTTTACCCCAACTTGTAAAGCATACCTTAACAATTCTTCAAGTTGATCATAAGATTCAAAATCACCTTCATTAATAACCTTTTGCGCTTTCTCCAAAACAATCTTAACTTCTTCTTGCTTACAGAATTTTAAAGCCTTGTCTTGAACTATCTCAACGCCATCAAGGGGTGCATCTTTTATTTTTGCAATAGTATCTATCACAATTTTCAATGCCAATTCTTGGCTTATTTCAGATTTTGCAATAACCTCCAATGTTTCAAAATTTGGTGATGTTTCATATTTTACATAATACTCTTTAATCATTTGTATAATTAACTTAAAGTATTTGTTCTCAAAATAAGTCACCTTAATAAAATCAATAATGGCTCTAGCAAATTCTTTATCCAAAATAATTTGGTTAATTAATTGCAACTGGAACGTTTGTCCCAAGTAATCAAAATTTTTGGACATTTTAAAAAGTTTATTAGTTAGACAATAAATTTTTCTCTAAATACTCATGAGTAAGATTTTCACTAACTAATACTGATGTCAACTCTTTTAAATAGTCTTTAATGAAAGGTCTAACATCAACTGTGTATCTAACTTTTGGTGGATACAATTTACCATCAATAATCCTCTGTGAGACTAATTGGTCGGCTATCTTAATGTAAATATTAAAATATTCTGCACCATCCGTTGAAGATGTATTCATAACATCTGGGTCCATTGTGATTGTTGTCTGGTTTTCAGTCAAATATTGAATTGCTTTAGTCTTCAAAAACCAAGATAATTCTTCAGCAAAATATTTTACTGACTCATACAACTCATAAGATTTCTTAACATTTGGATTAATGTTTTTTACATTCAAAAATCTTTGTACAATAATGTTGTCATTAAGTGTAAGTAAAAATTCAACTTTTGTTACATCAGTTTGTTTCATTGTGTTTTTTGTTTTTAATTAATAATTTTTTTTTCTTTTCTAATCAATTTCATAAATGGTCTAACAAAATCAACCCAGGCATCATCTTTCTTTGGTAGGAATTTAAAGAACCCATCCTCTGACATAAATCTAACTAAATTTTTATAACTTCTATCTGTGGGGTCTATGCTTTCAACATACACTTCATTCACAGACTCAATGCCTAAGTTAGTTATCAATGGGTTTTTCAAATCTATAATTTTACTTGTTATTGCGTAAAATTCATCACCAGATAATCCTGACTTGCTAACACCATTTATTAAGTTACTAAGTGATTTGTTTGGTTTTGTATCATAATGCTCTTTAGCCTCAATTAGTAATTGTTCCAAAGTATAAGCATTTTTTTCGACATTAGGAAAGTATTGTTTTAATTTTTTCTCACCAAAATTTAAAACCCCATCAATATTATCTGATTTGTCCCCAACTATAACTTTATAAATAAAGATATTGCTATGTGGTATTTTTACATCCTTAAATTCAACCAAATCACCATTCTTAATATATGTTTTAGATGTTGGTGAAAACACTGTTACATTTTTAGAAACCAACTGTGTTAAATCTTTGTCACCTGATAAAATTATAATAGATTCATCAGTAGCAATTTTTGTATAATAGGCAATCAAATCATCTGCTTCATTCTGTTCAACAATACATTGTCTAACAAAAATTTCCTCCAAATATTGTTTAACTCTTTCTCTTTGATAGAGATAAGATTCATACTTATAATCATCAACAGGCTTCATCCTATTTTCTTTGTACTTAGGGTATATTTGTTTTCTTGACAAAGAGTTCTCTGCCCCATCCCAAAATACAATAACTTTATCATGATTATGTTTATCAAGAAATAATCTAATTGTATTCAAAAAATGGAAAACCCCACCAATATGTTTGCCTTCTGAATAAAATTCACGAACTCCATGAAAACCAATTGTGAATAAA